GGATCAGCAACTGGTACTACATCTATTCTATCATCAAAGTCAGCTTGTTTAATATTTCTTGCACCACCTACAACATCGTAAGGATATTCTGGTGGTAAGTATTGTGAAACTATTTTACCTAATAATTTAAATTCTTGTTTCATCGCTGCGTAACATCTTTTATGAATAGCAGACATCACACGTGATCCACGTTCAAGAAGTGCAACAGTAGTTCCTACTGCAGCGCCTTGGTTACCATCACCTACTTGCATGTCAGCAATAGCCGCGAACCTTTGACCTGCTTGTACAACAACACCTAGTAATTGTAACAATGTAGGACTTGGTTCTTTGTATGGTAATGGAAAGAATGCATCTCTTAAATTTCCACCCGGTGCATCAACATCTTTGAATTCACCTGGTTGTATTGGTGATGCTTCATCTCTAACTCTAACACCACGCTGTTTAAATCCAGCAGGTAAGTTAGCTAAAGTTCCAGCATCTAACAATTGACGGAGAGCCGTCGTTGCCGTACGACTCAATCCGCCAATCATATGAATGAGTCCAAAGCCATAAAATCCTAGTCCTGGCAGAAATTTGAAGTGGACAAAATATTGGATTTTACTTTTCTTCAGATCATCGGGCGCATAGTTTCGTCTAATAGACAAAACTTCTCTACTACCTTCTTCGACTGTAACGAGGTAAGGTAATTTTATTCCTGTTGGTTCACCATCTGCTCCAACATCTTCGAAACCTTCTAAGTCTAAATTAACGTGACACTCTAACAAAGTATATACAGGTTCGTTCCTACCTGTCTTTTTAGTTCCTTCTAGCTCACGTTCTTTTTTAGTTAATTCTCCATTAGTCTCTGTACCGGGAGGACTTAGTTCTACATCTCTGTAGAATCCAGATACTTGTTGTTTTCTTAATTCGTTCTCTGAAATTTTCACGGTATGAATAACTGCTTCCGCATCGTCTAATGAGGTTGCCGTATACGGTACAATTAATTCATCCGCTGGTACAAACTTCGATACCACTCTTCCAAGTGGTACGTCGTAGTAAACTTTTTTAAATGTAGATCCAGCTAATGGTAAATGAAATAACATAGAATCAAATTCAGATTCATATTCTTTCATCGTGTCCATGATCAAGTAATTCATGTAATCTTTAACACGACTTGCTTGCTGTTCTGTTTGTGGATTTTTAACTCCTATAACTTGTGTTCTAACTGGTCCATCACTTGGTAATAATTCTTTGTAAGCTTGAGCTTGAAACTGAGTTACTGCTTCAGCTAGTACTGGGTGTGTTGCACCTGAAGCTCCTTGGAAAGGTTCAGTTCTGTTTTCGTATTTGAAACCTAGAAGATCAAGACCACTTGTGTAAGCACTCTCCCATTCTTTTCTTGAAGATTTGTAGTCCATGTAATTTTGAACCATTTCATTTCCAATTGGATCTATATTTTCTTCTGGTAAAATATCAGCTAAGTTATCAAAGTGTGATTCTGTTCCAGGTACGTTTATTGATCCTGGTTCAAAGTCTAATGTAACTCCACCATCTTCTTCTGGGATGACCTCTACAGGTCCTTTATCGATGTCTTCTTCCTGAACAGTAACTTCTTCTGCCATCTCTTCTTCTGAAGGGATTTCAATTTTAGTTCTAGTGTTCGGGAGTCCTTTATCTATATCTGCCATTTATTACTCCTATACCTTCTTAACACGATTAAATAAATAAGACAAGCCCTGTGAATCAGGGTTCATGGATCTTGTCATTGCACCTGATCTATCACCTGCTTCTTTTGCAATACCACCACCTGCTGCCATAAAATCTTCATCCATAGCAATGTCTCTTTGTTCTGCACGAATTGCTTTATCTGCATTTATTAAATCATTTATTCTTTGTTGTTCTGCTAAAGCAGTGCTAGCAGATTCTGAAGGAGGTCCTCCAACAAATTGATTATACAAAGGTTCATACTCTTGGTATTGTTTATTAAATAATCTCGCTGCCTGATTTTCTCCACCTCTTCCAGCGCCTCTACCCTCTAGTATACCTACATTTGATGCAGTAGTTAAAGCATCATTTAATTCTAAAAATCTATTTGCATCTTTTATTTTTTGTTGTTCTAATTGTGACATACCATCTTTAGTTGCGTACTCATCAAACTCTTCTTCTGCACTTTGACCAACACCAGGAATTAATCCTAGTATACTATCTCCTAATAATCTTTTACCACTCTCACCTCTTCCATAACCAGGAACAGCCATTGCAACTTCTAATACAGCTTCACCTGCTAAACCTAATGGACCTAACACTGCACCTAAACCTTTGCCAGTTCCAAACCTTGCAACCTTAGATGCCTTTTCTGCAATTCTAGTTGCTTCAGCACTTTTAACTGCTCCTTGTTTAACAGCATTAGTTTGTTTAATCATGTTATACATAGCTTCACCTATAGGACATGAACCAGGTTGACCGCCTTTTCTATTTGTGCAAAATTGATCTTTAATTAATTGTTGTTGTTTAGGAGGAATTTTTTTTAAACCACCTTTTTCTAATGTATCAGCTATTTTAATTATTATTTGTTGTGCATTTTTTGAATCAACATTTTTAAAGTCAATTTTACTTAAAACATCATCTGCTGTTCCAGCTACAGATCTTGAAGTGTCGGCTCCTTTTAATTTTGAAACAAAATTATTGGTATCTATTTTTTCATAACCATATAAACCTCTTTGACCGGGTCTTCTAAATTTTACATTATACTCAGTTTTAGGTTTAGGTTCATATTGATTAACTCTTTTGCTTGTTGTAGTTACTTCAGGAACATTTTTTCCTTTTACAATTCTATTTTCAATAGCTTGTATTTCATCAATCCTTCTTTTGTTTTTAACAGGATCTTCTAAAAGTTTTTGTTTTTCAGAATCTAAATTTTGTAGAACAAATTCAGCCTTACCGTATGTAGTTAAATCTGTTGTATCAAGAGCTAATTTATTTAAAGCATCTCCCATTCTTTTTGGATACATGTGCTGTAAAATTCCTAGTCCTTTACCTTCTGGAGTAGATAAATTTGCAATGTTTCTTGCTTTTACTTTTAAATTTTGTGGGTCGTTAGAAATTCTTTCTAGGTAAGCATCTGATGTTTTAGTTTCTTTAGCTAAAGAAGCTTTATCAGCTTTATATCTATATTCATCTCCGTATTGATCAGATAGTGATGCTTGTAGTCCAGCTAAAGCCAGTTCTGCTGTTTTAGGTTTTAAGTTGGAAAGATACTTTGTAAACAAATTTTTATTATCAACACCTCTTTTACCAGCAGTCATTCTTGTTCCTTTAAACCTTTTTTTAAAATCTTCTATAAACTCTTCTTTAATTTTAGGATCAGAAAATTGAATGTCTACAATTCTATCTGTAACTGTTTTCTTTTTAGCAACTCCTTTTTTAAAACCATCATTGTCTTTAGCATTGGGATCATATAAACCTTCTTCGGCTAAATTTCTAAGTTCTTCATTAGTATAATCTCTAGTATAACTTCCTTTAACTACTTTAGCGCCTCTGTCTGGTAGTTTTTCTCTATCTGTTTTTGTTTTTTTACCTCTTCCTAAAAGCCTAGCAGAAGCCTCATCTGTAACTTCACCATATTTGTCTATTTGTTTTTTGACTTTAGTTTTAAGTGATGAAGGAAGTTCCGCATAAGTATCCGCACCTTCTTCAATAAGTTTTTCTATGGTTTGTCTCATATCAAGTGATTTAGATCCAGATTCTAAAACAGCTTTGGCTCCTTCATCCAATGCTTCTTTTGTATATTTTGATATGTCTTTTTCTAAATTTTTTAGTCTTAAAGCTGCTCCACCTTCACCGTTATACCCGGGCCGTGATCCGTCGTTACTGGGTTGTACCAACATACCACCGTTATTGAACATGGGCCGTGATCCTTGGATCGTGGCGCTTGGACCATCGTCATCGTACACTGCGCTTAGGTCTTGTATTCTTTTAAAGAGATCCATTACTCACCTAACATTCTAGCGATACCGCCTGATGCTTTTTTGATCTTGATTGATGGAGCTTCACTCATCGCTTCCTCAATAACATCGTCTGAAATTTTAAATGACTCATCAACAACATCTCCCGCATATTCTCTATCACTTCTTAATAAAGCTGTGCCCTCTTCGTACTCATCTGGTGGAGTTTTACCTTTCATTGTTTCATCCATTTGACCTTTTCCAGGTTTATAACTCATATAAGTTTCTTCGGTTAAAGGATTACCATAAAAACTACCTGAATCATCATCAAGAACTTTCATTCTTTGAATTGTCATCTCACCTGTTGCAACATCTTCTGTTAATTCATAGTCTTTAAATTTAGTAACTACTTCTCTGTCTTTGGTTGCTGCTTTTGCAGTTACATCATCACCCATTGTTTTAATTTTTTCTGCAAGCTTAAAGAAATACGGAGGAGGTGTTCCGGATCCTGCAGATTGCACAACTTCTTTTGCAACTTGTTTAGCTGGTTCTTTACCAGCAAGTTTTAGTAAACCTGTTTTAGCTGCAGCGATTCC